CCTTGACCAAAGATTGCTTCCATGATCTCAGCGTGGCGAGTCTCTACTGCTTGCTGAGTTCCGGGGGTGATGATTCGGCTACGCTCTGATTCACGAGTCTTGTCGTCATCAGCCCACTGACCACGGAAGATTCGTTCATATTCTTCCCAATCGTTCAGGAAGTTGGTGTCTCTATAATTACGCCACCGATCACAATGGTCAACAACAAAAGCCGTTAGTTCTTTGTCCGACTCTGTAGGTTCGTCAAATTGATTTTCTTGCATATCTGCCATTTAAAACCCCGCTATTACATCAAGTGGTTGCCAATCATCTGAGTCATCTTCCTCAAAATAGGAAGTAACAGCAAGTTGGTCAATGTAGGAAAGGGCATCAGGCAAGTCATCATGCACACCTTGGGCAGGGAACATCAAAAGCTGATCTTTGAATTCGTCCCAATCTTCCTTGGAGTTCAGCACAATACGCCCATGCTCAAACCGTCCTTGAAGTGACCAAATGATACGGTCGGTTTTTTTGCGATTACCGTGGGTCAAGTCAACTATGTGTGAATATACATTATTTTTACGCATTAAGTCACTTAAATAAGGCAAAACTGCGTTTTTTAATGCTCCACGCTCAATTCCTATCGCCAAAGGACGGTAATCTCGCATGGCTTTCAAGATGTTGACAGCCGTCGTCCTGATGTCCCACCGCCCATATTCAATCTTGGTGACAAACCATTTTCCCTCGTCCGTGACTTTAACCACCGCAATTGCAGTCTGGTCTAGCCTTTTCTTGGAATTGGCAGCTTGTTTAGCCACTTCTTCAAACCCTGCCAGATCGACAGCAATGTAGTACGAGCCATATTCAGGTTCTTCTCCATATTTCAACCACTCCTCTTTAAAAACATCACTACCAGCATTGTCAAAGGATGCCATATACTCTTGCTTAAAGGCAAATGAGCTAAGGGTCTTCTTTGCGCTTTGAATTTCACTAGGGTCTATCAGGGGGTTATCTTTGGTTGTGAAGTGCCAAGATTTCCAGTCTGAATCTTCTTCTGAGTTTCCAAGTTTAAAGATGTCATAGAAGAAGTTACGACCTTTGGGAGTGCCGATAAACATAGCTCTGCCCTTTTTATCAGACAGAGATGCACGAATAACCTGTTCCCAAGCCTCGGGTTTGATGTCGGCAACCTCGTCAAGCACAGCGTAGGTGAGTGACACTCCTCGCAAAGTATCTGGGCGATCTGCACCTCGGACATAGATTTTTGCTCCGTTAATCAGGGTGATGTCCATGTTATTGATGTGGCTAGACTGAATAACATCTCTACCCAACTCCATCAATACATCCCAAATAATCTGCCTAGCCTGACCATTGGTAGGCGCAACATACAGTACAGCAGAGCCAGCGGAACACTGCAATCCCTCGATTAATAGGGTGACAGCAGACAAACGAGACTTACCGCATCTTCGACCAGCAGCGATAACTTTAAACCTTGTTTTATCAGCAAAGACTTCTTGTTGCCAAGGGAGGAGGCTGAAATTAAGGTCAGACATCTTTGCTTTCTATATCTTCGGCATCTATGGTGTTTTCTCCAATACTCACGCCACCAATGCCTGAGATTGTGATGTTGACAGCGGAACGCTGTTTGCCCTCTTTTTCAAATAGTGAAACAGGAAGCATTCTGTCCATACAGAGTTTGATGGCAGCCATTTGAGCAGGGTGTTCATCATTCATGGCAATCTCGACTGCCTTGTGGACAACATTAGCACCTGCACTGTTTATCAGGAGGTCTTTGAGTTCTTTGACTTTCTGATGTTCAGTCTTGGGTAGAACAAGGGACTGAGGGTTATCAGCATAACGAGCCATAGTCATTGGCTTAGGAATAGCCACTTTAGGTAGCTTGGGGCGACCTCTTGGCTTTTTCAGTTTATCAGGTAAAGCGTCTATTGCATTCATCTTTTGTCCAGAATGGGAAGAAGTTGTTGATGTCTGGGCTTGATTCCAGATTGCTACACACTGCCAGTAGTTGCGGTTGGTTGATCGTCACCAGAGCCAACTCCATTTTCCTTTCAGTACCTTAGCAGTTCAGGCCATTTCCTGCATCGAATGTTTCTGCACCGTACTTAGAGTGTCCATCCACTCCGCACCAACACGGCTGAAGACTGTTTGTGGGAACTACCATCTAGACAGTAGCCAATCTCCATGCGTCTTGGAAGTTAGTGTTTACTTTACACGAGAATCATAATCTTGTATAGTGGTGACAAACGGGGGCATCACCCACCCCTCTATGCGGTAGAGCCGACCAAGTAGGATAAGCGTAGTGAACCATGTGGTACTTAAGTAAAGAGAAATCTTGAACAGGGCTAGTAGCGTGGAGTGTTGATCTGACAGTCACCACTAACTTAGATAAACGAGAGGCTCATCCTTTTTTTAAGGATCACCCCCACTACGGGTGAATACTCCTATTCGTCTTCCACCTTAATAATCCAGATGCGTTGTGTCATACATCTAGATTTAGCTTTTCGTGTACAGAGGAGGCTACCGCAATATTTACAACACACGACTACCCCCTCCCCCCTATCAATCCACACACACCTAGCGAAGTGAGCACTTACTTACATAGAAGTGAGCACTAACTAACATCATGCGGGTTGATGCGGTAAATATTATGTTAAGTCAAACCATGTATAGGGTCGATGCACCATTTCACAATATGAAAACATATACCAGATAATGAAACGATTAATAAGTTAGTGAACACTAACAGAGCGCACTATAATAGTGCAGAGTAGTTACTAACTTCACTAAGGTAGTGCATTGCATTTCACATTATAAAATCATGCACTTTTATGGGGCGCATTGTTAGTGAGCACTATCATTCTATGGTCGGTGTTTGCTGAAAACGCAAAATTGGCATGGTTTCTGCATAGTAAATAATGTCCACAATCGGACGGTCAACTTAAAAGGCGTACATCATGACACTCAAACTCATTCACTTAGATTCAGCTAAGAAAATCATGACTGAGGACTTTAAGACATTCTCAGCTAACCCCTCAGCATCGAATTGGCGGGTACTAGAAGCATCCATGCTTCGCTATCAACAAGAACACACTGAGAACGTAGAAGCACTCAATCGGGTTGCTTATGCCAATATGCGTGCGGCGGGTTTGCCCTCAATAAATCAAGCCTGATTGATATCTTACAGGGCATTCACTGAGTGCCTTGTAGGCTTATCAATCGGATAAGTAACTCAATTTAAAAGGTGTGAACATGAAAGAATATTTACTTTATGGTTTAGAGCAAGGCGAAACCCGTGACTACATGGAAACCTTGCTTTTAAGCGGTGCTAAGTCATTAGCGGAGGTTGAAAAGGTTAAGCCGCTGGCTATTAATGCTGGCTTTCATTCTCTCCGTGTTGCTACATATAACGGCGAAGCCCCTGACTTTGCTAAGGCGGTGAATGTATGAAAACTTATAAATTCACCATTCACGCATCACCAAGCGAAAACGGCGCAACGGAGGGTTTTGTAATAACTTACCCTATGTCAACGGTTCACCGTGAAGATTTTGAAGGCACATTAGATCAAGCCATTGACCGCATGAAGGCGGTTCACGCCGATCTAATCGCAAACCGTCAATTTGAAAGCGGCAAAGGCTTTTCTATTGATACATTGCTCTGGCGCGGTCAACATAAGCCGAGGGGCTTTGACGCTCGCCGCCGTGACCGATGCGCTAACTATATTGCGGCATAAGGGGGCGACATGATAACCATTCATAAATCGGCTCATTATGCGGCTTTTATGCACAATAAAGCGGGCTTGATAGTTCAATCAACCCGCAAAAATGGCGGGGTTCAGTTGCCACTTAGTCACCCTCAATATGGCGATTATGTTGAAGCAATAAAAACCGCCATTGATAGCAGCGAAGCCGATGCGCTTTGCCGAGCTTTGCTTAACTAAGGGGTCATCATGGATAAGAATGAAATTCTTTGGGCTGTCGTTTGCGTGATAATCTTTGCTTATATTGGCTTTTTATTGGCTTTTAGGGGTTAAGAGTGCAAACCATTGGACACAATGTGTCCTTTGGCCTGTGCTTTTGCAGGGTTTTTAATAGGTGTGAATCATGACAGACAAAACATATAACGGCTGGACTAATTACGCTACATGGCGGGTCAAATTAGAATTATTTGATTATGTAGACCCTAGAGACTTTTCTACCCGCTTTCACCCTGATGAAGCCTATAACTTAGGGCATGATCTTAAAGAATACGCCGAAAACTTGATATATGAAAACGGCGGAGGAAATGGAAACTTAGCCGTTGACTATGCCCTTGCTTTTTTGTCTGATGTAAATTGGCATGAAATAGCTGAACATTTGATTGAATATTATCTGGCTGAAAACGAGGTGACAGAATGAAAATATACAAAGTAATTGCATCCTCAATCACTTATTACAAAGTTGAAATTGAGGCTGAAAACGAAGACGAAGCATACAAAATTGCAAAATATCATGCCGATGGTTCAGATTTTAAGGAAGTTGGATTAGGCGACTGGGAAATTCATGATATTCAAGAGGTTCAAGAGGTGACAGCATGACGCAAACCCAAGCACTTACAAAAGCCCTCATTCTCGCTATAACTGCACCTGATGATAACAGGGCAAACCAAGCCGCAAGATTAGCCGAAAGCATAGCGCAAGGGCTTAATTCTGACCAAGTAGACAGATGCAAAGCCGATGCCCTACTAATTCTGGAGATGGCATGATTTATGCCACAATCGCATTACTACTAAAAATCATTCTCAAAAAACTAATTTAAAAGGTGTTAAAAATGACAAACGAAAAAACATGGTGGACTAGCGGATGTGGCAGAATTGATCTGCAAATTGACCTTAAAGACGCAAAAGACTGCAGCCATTCTGGGTCATGTGATTCTGATATAGAGTGGCTTAAAAGTTGCCCTTACATCATTGAGCAAACAGACAAATTAGATAAATTATTGCTTGCTGATATTTTGCGTGAATATGGCGCATGGGATGATGCCGACTTATTAGATCATGACGCAAATATAGACCGCATTTTGTGGATAGCTTGCTGCGATATTACAGAATATGAATTTGAATAAAGTTAGTAAACACTAACATTCAGCCCGCCAAGTGCGGGTTTTTTATTGCCTATTTTTAAGCCCTTACAAGCCAAACAATATAGGGTATTGAGGGTCAACCAAAATCAAAGCCTGAAAAGTGCCTTTTAAGCCGTTTTAGAGGTATTTTTAAACTCAAAGGTCATCGGCATATTCATCATCTACAAATAAACAGATACCGACATTGTTTAGATTGTGATCTGGCCTCAATCCTACATTCCAAAAGTGTGCCGCCCATCTAATCGAAACCCTAGCACCTTCAGCTATCGAACCGCCTCCAATGTGTTTCAGAGCTTCCTTTTCCCTTTCAGTGTAGAAAACGACCTGACCCTTGGTGTTAGGCGGTTGGCTTTTGTTTTTCGATACCATGTAATGTGTTTCTCAAATATTCAGCGATTAGTAGGGCTTCAGCCTTGTTAATGTGCTTTTTGAGCTTCAATTTGGCTTCAGGCCATAAATAGCGAGCCATATCTAGGCTTTCATTCTTATCTGCCGTTAAATGGAAATGTTTTTTCCACTTTTGAGGGGTGACCAAATGCACAGGGTATCTGGTTAACTCGCAAACCGCACTAATCACGCCTACGGCACGACCAAAATTCCAAACACTGACAACCCCTTGTTTGGGCATACTGTGGACATTTTCCATACATATCTCTGCGCCCTCTTTAGGATCAATGATTGACAATAATCTAGATTTAAAGACTAAGGCCAAGATATGTTTGTCTTTATGTTCAATGTCGAAAGACTCAACATAATTTCCATAATCATCAACTGCGCCTATTGCACCATTTACGCTGCCCGGATCAACACCAATCCAAATTGTCATAAAACCTCGTATGTTTTTGTTTCCCTATTGAATGTCAATAGGTTTTTTTCTATGAGTTTTGCTACACATTTGTTCAAACTACCATGCGCCAAAAAATGCTCAGACGCATTATTGAACAGCGCCAAATTATCTAAAGAGTTGTCATTTTTTATCAAATTTATATGATGAACGTGTTCATTTTTATCTAAGTATCTGCCAATTTCATTTTCAATCAATAGTCTATGTTCTGCAACATATCCAGCTTTATTAGCATTTGGGTGATTGGATGCCTTAACCATGACATGACTGTCTGTTGTTGCTCTCTTAAAAATCTTATTGCCATCTGGTTTCGTAAGTCTCAAATTGTGGCATCCCCTACTGCAAACTGAATTTTTATAATTTTTTGCATTAGACGAGTCTTTTAATGATTCTTTGCCACATACAATGCACTTTCCGACAAAAAAATACATATTGGAAGTTTTTACAATTCCGTTTTTTTGAGTCCAAGCATAAGGTTTACGCAAACGACCATTTGGTTGCTCAATGAAACCCACCCATTTTTCAGACCACTTCTCATAACTTCTTAAATTGATACCTTTACGAGCAACCATCATATCTCCGATAAACAAGTTCACATTATATCAATCTTTTTCATTTTGTAAACTTTTCATTCTCTTGGTCAAATCCTGACTGATTCCCCGCCATATCCCTGTTGGATGGTTGTCCAGTTCCTGTGCTCTGTGCCATGCGTGAGCTTTCCACCCATTCGTTGATGCCATCCGCACTAAATGGTCTAGTGTGGCTTGGTAATCTTCTTGCAATGTCCCCTGTTGTCCACAGAGCTTGCGTAACTTTGAGAATTGAATGTAGTCTTGTTCCATCTTTTTGAGAATCTAAGATTCTGTTGGCTTCTTCTCTTGTCATTGTCTACCCCTGATTGCTGCCAATTTTTCCCTGATATGGTCAGGCATAGGAACAGCGTTTTGTCGGTCTTTTTCCAGTTTGACTATGGCAGGGTCAATTTGTGGTTGTGCGTTGGCAAATTCAGGCACTTCAGCACCATCCCAACGCTGTTGGTTTAGATAAACCAGTGGTGCAGGGATAAAAGCACCATTTGATTTCAGCCATTGCTCGGTTGTTTTCATCCATGCAAGGTGCTTTAGGATTTGATCTGCTTGTGTGTCGCAATAAGACTTTATCCACACCTGTTTACATTTAGCCTTTGCCCCTTTTCTAGGTGTGTTTGGCCACATTTTCCAGAAGTCATCAAATGTCATCCTTATTCTCCAAGATTTTTGACCAAATGAAACCGCCACCGACTTTAGCAATAAATTGAAGTGCAACAATTTCTAGCATTAAGCCGCCAAAAGCAATGGTTGGAAATACTACTGAGTCAACAGCAGAACCTGCAAAATTCGACCCATTTGCCCTAATCAACCAGTTTTTACCCTTCAAATATTGATATGCAAAAGCGTCAGCTACCATTGAAAGGCTAAAAGCCGCTAGAGAAGCAAAGGCAATCATGCCTGTTGCTGGATTGATGGCATAAGAAACAATGCTTGCAGTTGCTATAAGTCCACCCATTTTCATTGGCAATTTGTCTCCTTCCCATAAATCATGCAGTTTGTCTCGCAAAGACAAATCAAGTCCAATCAAGACAAAGGCATTGACAAGGCTAAACCAAACCCCTAACCACGCAACCAAAAGGTTAGCGGCAACCAATGCGGCAATGTAAATTCCTGCATAAATCATAGTAATACTCCTTGTTCTACTTGATGAAAACCCCAAACTGGAGGTGCGTTGTGTGCTTCAATCCTGCTTCTCATTACTTGCGCTCTTGCTTCTTTTGTTGGAGGAGGATAATTACCGCTTCTCCACTTTCCATCCATGCCAACATTTCGGGCAATGTTTGTTGAATCAGCAGAACTGAAAGGCAATTTTGTAAAGATTGCAGGGTCTAGCATCCTCAATCCATGCAATTTACAAGATGGTCGCCCTAAGTCATCACAGATTACCCGCATGGCTTGACCCATCTTTGACCACCATTGAAAAGTACCAATAGTTGCGTATTCTCCTGAACTGCCAATGCAAACACGAACATAGGTGTTGGCTAACTGTTCAAGTCTTTTAAGAGATTCATGCATATGCCAAACAGGTGCGCCAAACCATAGTGGCAATGGGTTATCCCGTAACAAAGCATCGTTATCTTCTTCCGACCCGTCAATGACATCAGGTAACACAGCAAAGTCACAAGAGGGAACTTTTTTTAGGTTTAATGCCCATTCGTAAAAAGGTCGCCAATCGGTTATAGGTTCACCTGATTTCCATGCGCTAAATGCCCCGTTATCAATAGCAAAAGATTGAGCTACATCAATGGCAGTTGCTATTTGTTCAGGATGAGCATAAGAAACAAACGCATGACCTGCTTGAATAGCATAGTTAGCCACAGGTGTTGGTGTTATCGGAAGCCCGTGGTAGTGAATCATGTGTTTCCTTTAGACATAGGTTCTCCAAGGGTGGATAGAGTCATTTCTATCCTACCTTCTCCAGACTGATTGATGTTCATTATTGAATCCTATTAACATTGAAAAACCAAAAAAGCCCCAAGTGCGCTTGACGGATTTGTTCGCTTATACACACAGCCTTGTTTACCACCGATGTACTGTGTGCTTTACCAGTCGCCAAATCAACGCTGGTCACATTTTGCACAAGGGGTGT